TCCAGCGCTTTCATCTCAGCATTGGAAAACTCGCCGACAGCCTGCGCCTCGCGCATGAGATCGTCATAATCCGCGTAGCGCTTGACGCTATCTTTGAGGAACTCGCGCATGGGGCGGCTTATCGCCTCGATTTGGCTTCCCATGGTAATGAGCTTATCGCCAAGTTCTGTAAAAGAGTTGTCTACGCGCCCGCCAAGGACTATGACCGTTTTTAGCTCTTGCGCCATAGTATCATCCCCGTTCCGTCGTCAAGCATATAGAAATACACCGCGTCGCCCGCGCTCAGCGGTTCCGCCGCCACCGTCATGCCCACAACCATGCCTTTTATCATGCCCGCTATCTGATCCGTCAGCGCCGGTATGGGCGGCGTGGTTATTCCCTCACGCGTCAGCGACTTAACGCGGTAAAGCCCCGCGCCCGCCACATCCGCCACCTCGCCAATCTCAACCATCGCGCCAAACATCTCAACCATCGCAACTCCCATAATTACGCATTACGCATTAAAAGCAACGCCGGAGCGTCGCCCTAGTCCGTTCTTCCACCAAGTCATGCTCGGCCTCAGTCACCATCCACACCCCCGCCTGTGAGCCGCCCGTGATCTCCACCATGGACAGCGCGCGGATCGCGGGATCAAACTCCAAGTCTAAGCATATTTCGTCCGGCGCTGTCTGTCTGAACGCGCTCTGATCCGGCGCGATCTCCAAACTCCGCGCTATCGGCAGCCCTGCCGCGTAAGCAAGCCCGATCCCCAGCAACTTACCGTTATCGCACTTGAGCGTCGCGCCCTCTGCCGTCAACAGCCGCGACAGAAAAAGCGCGCAGCTCTCGTTGTTGCGCAGGATGTAATCGTATTTGCGGCTCTCGCTCACGCCGTACAAACCCCACTCCATGCCGCACTCAACCGCCATCGCGCGCATGATCTGGCCCAGCGTGCGGTTCTCGAAAGAGGCCCACGCGCGCGCGAGTATCGCGTCCGTCGCTGAAGCCGCCGTTATCCTGTACAGTCCGTCGTCAGGCCCCGGCGCGCGCACGTACATAATGCCGGTTGAATACTCATTCAACTCAACTTGCACGGTATCGCCGCGCTTCGGGGCCCAGCCGTCCCACGTGATCGCGCCGTCAAACGCGATATCTAAACTGCTCAGCCGCCCCGCCGCCGCGTCATGGTGTATACATTCGGAAATGTCTACAAACGGACTAATATTTGTGTTTTCATAAATGATTTTAAGCATACAGCTACTTTCTATTCATCTTTTCGCACGCGCTTATGATCGCGTCCAGCATGTCATAAAAAAACCCTACCCGCATACTCAAAAACTCGGTCATAGGCGTGTAGGATAACTTCGCGGCGATAGCCACGCGCTCTAAATAGTCTGCCTGCCTCGTAATGCCGAGGCATGATAAAAAACCTCAGCCAGCCTTACCGCGTTTATCGCGTCAGGGCCAACCAGCCGCTTTTTAATGTCTGTTGCGTCCAATTCAGGCGTGAGTTTCGCCGCCGCCGTCGCGAAAAGCAAGAGCGCTTGCTTGTACGACAGCCTAAAGGCATTCCCCGCGCTCTTGTCCCCGTCCATCGCTTCGCAAATCTCCCAGCCCGTCAGTGTCATAAAGTTATACGGCAGTGCTGTTATCTCTTTCCCCCCGCCCTTTATGGGCGTTAGAAGATTCAAAGTGCCCTCGGTCAATGTTTTTAACGCCTCGTTAGCCGCCGCTTCCGCTGGTACGACTAATTCTGCGACAGTGGTGTTATTGTCATCTTCACCCATCAAATACCCCCTACGCTAATAGCGCCTCTACTTTGTCCGATATGGACACCCCGTTGACATGCCCGCCCGTCAGCGCGCTCACGTTGACCACTTCCACGCCGTCGAGTTCCTCGCGGTAATGAAGCACGGCGTATTTTTCCGTGCTGCCGTATGGGTTTCCCAGCTCAAACGTGCCCTTGTCCGTTGATAAGTGCGCGGCTGTGGCCATTACCTTGACGCTCTCCAATTCGTTCTTCGCGTCGATCGTATCAAACCGCTGTCGCGCTACGCGGAACTCAAGATGATGTATGCCCGGTTCCGACAACTTCCGGCAATTAAGCCCGTTGTTGTGCGCGATAGACAGCTCCATCGCCTCAAACCGGTTATCGTCGGGGATGTTCAGATCGGCGTATAGCCCCGTGACTTTTTGAATCTGCGTCGTGGGATGCGAAAGAGAAGGCAACGTTATCGTGGTTACGTCCTCGATAGTGATCCCGTTGTCTAACGCGCGCTCCCCTATGACATTATTGTAAATATGTTTCGGCATTGCTTTTTCCCCCTACTTACTCGTAATATGCCGCGAATCCGTCCGAATCCCAGGCAATATCTGCCGTGAGGCTCTTACCCAGCGGGACAGTGGAAACCTTGAAGGAAAACACGTAGTCCCCTTTGAGCATGTCAGACCGCGCGATCTCATCCGCCTTGATAAACACCGTTCCGCTGGCCAAACAGCCAGCCTTTATGAGCGCGTCGAGCCGCGCCTGTTCCTCGGCGATCATGGTGCTCAGATCGTTTCTGGACATTGGCTCATCCACGTCGCGGGCGCGCCTGGTCTGGAAGTCGTTCGACAAGTAGTACAGCATCGTTCTGGTGGTCTCAAACGTGCCCTCGGGCCCGCTGCGCGTAAAGTCATAATCCGCTGAATGTGGCCCCCAGATCGCCCACCTGCCGGACACAAACGCCGCCGACGCTATGCCCTTTGCGTTCAAGTGGGTGTTTATCATCTCGTCGTCCCACAACCTGCCCTCATTGCCCGGGCCGAAGTACAGATTGCTTATGGGAACGTCCGTATTGCTCGGCGATTTAAACGGGATACCGTTTTCAGCCGTCAATATGAGCTGCAAGTTGGCCGCCGCGAGCACGCTCAAGTGATATTTCCTGCCGTCAAGTCCCGTCGCCAGTGGGAAATACACCGTTTCGCCGGGGTCGCTATAGCCGTTGGCATCCGCCCACGCGCGCGCGCCGTACAGCGTTATGGGATTGCCGCCGTCCAGTATGGGCAAATCCGCGCGCACGTACGCGTCCCAGTGCCCGTTTATCTGGCGGCTGTTCTCCAGCATGGCCGTATGCACTGCCGGAGATGAGCTAAATCCGGGGCAGAGCAATTCACTCGGAATCATCCCCGTAAGCTGGTAAACATTCTTTACCGCGTACAGCCCCGAATTGATCCCCTGCCCGTCCGTCGCGCCGATTACGTCAACATCGGTCACTAACGACGGATCAATAATGTCATACGTAACCTCTGGCTCCCCGCCCAGCGCGTTAGCCTTGAGTTCTTGAAGAACTATCGAACGGCTCGCGTGATTGTAAAACGCCGTGAAATCTACGCCCGCCTCTTTGCCAGTTATCTTCACGCTGTCAAGATAAATGTTTTCGGCTTCGGCGATAATCGCGCGGCCATTGCTCGCTTTGATCTTAATATCTCCACTCGCCGCCGCCTTGTGCCGCACAGGGTCAAGAACGTTGATAAATACCAGCGGGCCCGCTCCGGCAAGCTCAAAGTGCGCGCGCATAGGCTCACACAAGGTGTAGCTCGCCCAATCGTCAGAGTAGCCCAGCAAATTTTTAGCCGCCGCCATATCACGCGCTATTACGGGCGTACCCACCCGCCCTGCGCCGCCTGCTGTCAGGTGAACGGGGGCCGTGCCGACGTATACCACCGCCCGCGCCCCCTGCGCCGCCTGTCTTGCGCCCGTGCCCTGTATCACGCCGTATGCGCCGTGTTTGTATCCTTCCATATGTGTTTTCCCCCTAAGTTTTAATTCAAAATCGCTTCGAGCGCCGAATCCGGCCCCTCGTCCGCGTAGCACCAAAATTCCGCGTTGACAAAGGCGTAATAACACGGCCTTTTGTCCACGATAAAGTAGCGATCCGTATAGGGCGCGTACTCGATCGTTTCTTCGTTGAGAAACAGATCGGTATTTGGTATCGCCTTACGCCCCAACAGCTTTGTAATGCAATCATCTACCCAGTCATACAGCGTAAAAAGCCCTTCTTCCGTGCCCTCGCGGATCAGGTCGATATGGAGCTCTTTGCTGTCCTCATCCCAACCGGCAAAACCCGGCAAGCGTGTGCCCGGTTCGTAAATGCCGAAAAGCATTTGCACCGCCAGCGTTTGCCCTAAATCTTTGGGCCGCTGTATATTCCGGTATTTATCAAACCGGCGTTCTTCCTGAAATTTACCTTTGCTTACGCTCGGCATGAGCAGGATCGAGGGTAAAACGCTTATAGGATCGTCATCTTCGCTCTGGCCCGGTCTGCGTGGGGCCCAGCCCAAGAACACGCGCGGCTTTTGGTAAATGACTGTGCGTATATCCCCGTCAATAGGGCGCGCCTTATACTCGCGCCCTTCGCATATCTCGCTTTGAAGCCACGCCCTCAACCCGTTTAGCCGCTCACGCGTTCTCATTGAATGGCCACCGCCTTTGTTACGTTGTCCACAAGTAATATTGTGTACATACCTACGTCCTGCTGCGCCTGTAAAATGCGCATGTGCCGCCCGTCAAAGTAGATTTCTTCATTCGGGACGACGCGCCCGGGAAAGCCCTCAACCGGCGCGTACACAACAACCTCGGTTGTGTTATTGTCCCAACTTATATCGATAACATTGTTGTTCTTGCGCTTCAACGCCGTTTCATCGTCCGGCACACAGACAAAAGGCACACCGTTCCATGTGTGCCACTCGCCGAACTGGTCCTCATTAAAAAAAACACGCATAAAATCTGCGTGCGTCCTGTCCTTTAGCGCCATAGCGTCACCCGCCGCGTTTTTTACTGTTCTTCCCGCCGCTCACTCCGTCCATCACGTCGATCACTGGCGGCTCCTCGATAC